AAGCGCGCGACCCTGAACGCCCAGCTCGACGGGCGCGAGACCACGCTGCTGCAGAAACAGGCCATCGCCGAGCAGCGCGCAGCCAATGAGGCGGAGCGCCGACTCAAGCAGGCCGGGGCCGCGTTCGATACGGCTCAAAAGCTGATCGATTCCGGCATCCCGCTGGCGCCCGATGAGTACGACCGACTGGCTGCCGCAACATCGGGCACGCCCTACGCGAACGGATTGAAGGCGCTGCAAGAGAACGCGCGGCAGGTGGGCGGCTTTGCTGCCCAGCCCGTGAACATGCAGCAAAAGGCGCTCGACGAAGTGAATGCGGCCATCGCGCAGCAAGGCGCGAGCGAGTCCCTGGTCAAGCGCCGCGATGCGCTGCAAAAGGTGCTCGACTCATCGGCGCGCGATATCAAAGAAGACCCGCTTCGCGCCGGGTTGCAGCGCGGCGTCATCAAGGATTTGCCACCCATCGACACCAGCAGCATCGACGGCCTGACGCGTTCGGTATCCAGTCGGCTGCAAGCGGCAAGTTCTGTGCAGGTCTGGGCAGGTCGGCCCGTGTCGCCGCTCACCAGCGACGAAGCCAAGAAACTGGCCGACACCATCAAGACCCTGCCCGTGCAGCAGCGAAGCACCGCGATTGCCACGCTGGCCAATTCCATCGGGCCCCAGGCGTCGGCGGGCCTTGCCCTGCAGCTTCAGCCCACAAAGGAAGATGCAACGCCGCAAGACCGCGCGCTATCCCTGGCGTTTGCCTATGCCAGCGCCAAGACGACGGCGGGCCGCTACACATCCGAGCTGATCCTCAAGGGGCAATCGGCCATCGGCGACAAGACGATCAAGCCCGAGAAGGGCGCCGAGTTCGGATGGCAAGCCGAGATCGCCAAGCAGGTGGAGGGCGCTTATCCAAACCAGCAGCAGGCCGAAGCGGTCAAGCAAGCGGCCTACCTCATCACCGCCGGCATGGCATCGGAAGGCAGCCCGGACGTTGCGCGCGCGGTGCGTCTGGCTGCCGGCGGCGACATCGTCGAGGTGAACGGGCGCAAGATTCCTGTAAAGCCTGGCGTTGATCAGAACGCGGTGATCGACCGGCTGCGCACCATCACGCCGGACGATTTCAAGGCTCAGGCGCCGGACAACAAGGTGCGCGTCGGTGGCGCAGAGGTGCCGCTTGATTCGTTCGTCGCCAACCTCAAGGATGCGCAACTCGTGAGCGCTGGCGGTGGCCGGTACAACGTGCTGGCCGGTGGTCGGCTGGTGACGAACACAGCGGGCCAGCGCGTCAGCCTGGAGGTGAGCCCGAATGCTCGATGATCTCTACCAATCCGGCACCGATGCGGCGCTGAACGATCTTGCAACGCGCCCGCTTCCGCAGCCCACGGCGTCGCCAAAATTCAGCGTGTGGAACACGATCAAGGCCGCGCCCAAGGGTGTGGCTCAGGGCGCCAACGAATCGGCTGGATTCTGGGCCGACGTGACCGGTGCGTTTGGGCAGGTTTATGCCACCACTGACACTCGATCTGGCATGTTCCTCAGCCAAACAGAATCTGAGCGCCAGCAAGAGGAACAGGCGCGGCAAAAGCTGCTGAAAGAGGGCATCGACTACACCAGCCCGGCCGGCGAAGACTTCCGCGCGACGGCCAAGGATTTCATGCCAGACCCCACGACAGCGCACACCGCCGAGAAGGTTGTCGGCGGCTTGACGCGGTTCATCACCAAAGCCGTGGGCTACTCGGCCGCAGGTGGCCCGGTGCCCGGCGCTGCGCTGACCGGCGCCGATGAGGCATTCACCACGGCGAGCGATCTGAAGGCCCAGGGCGTCGATTTGCAGACCCGCACCAAGGTGGGCGCGATCTCCGGCGCCGCGGCGGCTGCCGGCGTGCTGCTACCGGTGTCGGGCTCCGGCGTGGCTTCAACCGTCGCGCTCACCGCTGTGGGTGGCCCGGGCATGTTCGTAGCCCAGAACGCCGCCACGCGCGAGATTCTGCAAAACGCTGGATACGACAAGATCGGCGCCCAGTACGATCCGTTCGACCCGGTCGGCTTGGCTGTGTCTACCCTGGTTCCGGCCGGCTTTGGCTTGTGGGGCCTGCGCGGGATCAAGATGCGCGCAGCCGGTGAAATCAAGCCCGGCGAGGTGAAGCCTGGAGAAGTGGCGCCGGCCGCCGAGCATGTGGCGCCCGAGGCAGCACGCCCGACGCCTGAGCATGTGGACGCGGCGCGCGTGGAGCTGTTGAACCAGCACGCCGAATCCGCCCGCCTGACGCCGCCTGAAGACTTTGCTGGTTCGAATGCGCACCTCACCGCTGTGGCTCAGGCTATTGACCAGATGGGGCGGGGCGAGCGCGTGAGCGTGGTCGACATCCTGCCGCCTCAGAGCGCCCAGGCTGCCCGGCTGGCCGACATGATGACCACGCTGCAAACCGCGCGCGAGGGATTGCTTGCCGACGCCGCCAAGATGGCAGAGCCAGGTGCCATCCGCCAGATTCGCACGGAGCTCGATACCGCTCGTGCTGACTACGTCGCCGCGACAGACGCCGCAGAAATCAAGGCACTCGCCAAGCAGATCCAGAGCACCGATCAGGTCAGCTACAAGCAGGCGCTGTCAAATGCCACCAAGGAAATGGCTCAGCGCGCGGACGACGCACAGGCCCGCATTGATCGTCTCGACGTCCTGGTCGCGCAGAACGCCAAGGCACAGCGCGCGTTTGACGCCTTAAACCAGATCGACAAGCAGGCGGCCGATTTGCAGCGCCAGCGCTCAGCCATTGATGCGCCGGCCACACGCGAGACGCCTGTTGCAGCAGCAGCACGCGAAGCCATCAACACCAAGGCACCCACAGCCCATGTCCAAGACGCAACGCAGCCAGCAGCAAAGCCAGACGCAACAGCACGAGCTCAAACGGACGCAGCCGCGCCCGAGCCGGCGACAGCGAATGCGCGAAGCACTGGCACAGCAGACGGACAAAGCGCCGCTGCTGCCGATGCCGGACGAACCGCCGCCGAGCCTCAAGCCGCTGGGGTAGGTGCGGGCGGGGATGGTGCGGGCGCCAAGGCGGAAACCGCCGCGCACGCTGCACGACTGGCAGAGATTCAGGCCGCGTTTCCCGACCTCGAAGTGATGCTCGACGGTATGGACAAGCCGGCCAAGCTGTCCGAATTTCTGGCCGACATCCAGCGCCAAGCCATGGAAGGAACCGACATGGAGCTCGGCGGCAACGATGCACCGCTCATGCAGGTGGCCGCGAATTGCTTCCTGCTCAATGGGGGATGACTGAGGTGATGACGGCCAGCGCCAGCACCGGAACGCACAGCCAACCCATGGCGATCAGGTACGCGCGCCACGCCTGCATGCCTGACTTGAACGACCCCGTCATGCCCCAGATCATGAGCGGCACGATAGCCGTCATGCCGGCAATGATGCCCAGCAGCTTGAGGCTGTAGAGAACGTTTTCCACGCCCGGAGCGTACACGATGAACCCGAAATGCCGCCAATCCATCAATGCCGCCCGCCAAGCTGCGGGGGGTAAGCAGCTCACCGACGCGCAGGCCAAGGCCATCGACGACCGGATGAACGCAACCATGCGCCGGCTGGCTAAGAACGACCCGGCATGGCAGAGCTACCCGGCTGACCAGCGCGTTTTGCTGGCAGCTCAGCAGGCCGCGCAGGACATCGCCGACGAAGCGGCGCGCAAGGTGGCGAATGCTCAGCGCCAAGTGCTCAAGACCGCCGAGGTTGAGCAGGCTGTCGCCAAGTCGCTGGCCCAAGGCGGCGGGCGCAATCACGCCCTGGTCGAGCACATCGACCAAACGCAGAGCTACGCCGAGGGCATCAAGCGCGATGCGATTCGAGGCCTGGTCGATACCGTCGAGGCAGCCAAGAGCACGCAGGGTGCCGGCATCGGGCGCAAGGCACTCATGCTGCTGTTCGACGCTCAAAACCCGCTCATGAGCCGTGATCTGGCCATGGAAGTTTTCGGCAACGGATCGGGCGCCACAGGCAACAAGCTGGCCCAGGACGGCGCGAAGGCGTGGCTCAACACCATCGAGCAGCTGCGCCAACGCTTCAATGCTGCGGGCGGCGACGTCGGCAAGTTGGATTACGGCTACCTGCCGCAGCCGCACGATCAGGCCCGTGTGCTGCAAGCAGGCGCAGATAAGTGGTCAACCGAAATGCTGCCCAAGCTGGATCGCTCGCGCTACGTGAACGAGGACGGCAGCCGCATGAGCGATGCCCAGGTGCTGGACGTGTTGCGCGCATCGTGGGAAACGATCAGCAGCGGTGGCCTCAACAAGAGCACGCCGGGCGGATTCAAGGGGCCCGGCGCGCGTGCAAACCGTGGCAGCGATTCTCGCGAGCTGCACTTCAAGGATGGGCAGGCCTATCTCGACTACCTGAACAAGTACGGCACGGGCAGCATGTACGACGCCATGATGCGGCACATCAGCGGCTTGACGCGCGACATCGCGCTGGTCGAGCGCTACGGCCCCAACCAGGAGGCGCAAATGCGCTTGCAGGTTGATCTTGCCTCACGCGCCGACGGCGGGCCAAAACGAGTCTTCGGCAACACGCCCGAATCGTATTGGCGCGTGATGAGTGGCGCATCGTCCCATGCCGAATCACCCGTGATTGCGCGCGTGGCCTCGGACATTCGAAACATCGAGAGCTTCGGCAAGCTACAGGGCGCGCTGCTGTCTTCGCTCACCGACCTACCCACCTACTTTGTCACGGCCGGGTTTAACAAGCTGGGGTATTGGGAGGCTCTGAAGAATCTTGGCAAGGTGGCCGCCGAGGGCGACACGCGCGAATTTCTGACGATGCACGGCGTGATCGCCGAGTCGATGATCTCCGACCTAAACCGCTGGTCGGGCGACAACATCAAAAACAACTGGTCGGGCCGGCTGTCGAATAGCACCATGCGGCTGTCGTTGCTCAACGCCTGGACGGACACGCTACGCCGTGGCTTCGGCATGACGATGATGCAGGCCATGGGCAAGCTGTCGCGCACCGATTGGGGCAGCCTGGCCGAATTCGACCGCTGGCGCATGGAGCGCCACGGGATTGGCGAATCCGACTGGCAGGTGATGCAGGCCGCGCAGCTCACCACGCACCGCGGCGCCAACTTCCTGACGCCTGAAGGCATCTATGCAACCGGGCACCCCGAGGCGCAAGCAGTCGCCGCCAAGTTGCTGGGCATGCTGACGGACGAGAGCGAAATTGCGGTGCTCAACCCTGACCTCGCAACGCGCGCCATCGTGACCGGCGGCGGCAGCCAGCGCGGCACGGTGCTCGGCGAGCTGGCCCGGGCGACCATGCAATTCAAGAGCTTCCCGATTGCGATGATGTCGCGCCACTGGCGCCGCATGCTGGAAACACCGCAGGGCATGGAAGGGGCCCCGGCGCTGGCCAACCGCGCGGCCTACGGTGCGGCGCTGATGGTGAGCCTCACAGCACTGGGCGCCGTTGCCTTCCAGACCAAGCAACTTGTGAGCGGCAAAGACCCGGTCGACATGACCACGCCCAAGTTTTGGACACGCGCCATGGCCCAGGGTGGCGGCTGGGGTTTCGTGGGCGACATGGTGCTCGGCGACACCACGCAAGACCGAAGCCCGATGGACTCGCTGGGCCGCTCGCTTCTCGGCCCGAGCTTTGGTAGCGCCGCCGATCTGTGGGAGCTGACAAAGGGCAACATCGACGAATCAATCGCCGGCAAGGACACGCACTTTGGGGCGGAATCGCTACGGTTTGCGCGCGGACACTTGCCACTCGTGAATCTCTGGTATGCAAAGGCTGCCCTCGATCACATGGGATTGTTTGCTCTGCAAGAGAACCTAAGCCCCGGCTACCTGTCGCGGATCCAGAACAAGGCCCGTCAGGACTGGAATCAGGAATATTTCTGGCGCCCCAATGAGGCCACGCCGAGCCGGGCGCCGAGCTTTGCTGAAGTGGTTGGGGGTGAGTGATGCTGCGACCAGACCAAATCGAGCGCCTTCAAGACCTAAGCGAAAAGCTCGCTGACCGCTTCTTGTTGGAGGCCGATCCGGACGAGTGGCCGGGCAGTGGAAAGTCGCCGGCAGACCTCACGCAGCAAGAGCGCGGCGATGCCTACTGGTGCAAGAAGAACGCAATGGCCACGGGCGGAGCGCTTCGCTACACGCTCGACTTGATCCAGAAGCACAACGCACCGGCAACAGGTAATCCTGAAGACCCAAGCAGTGATGCCGACCTCGATGCCAAGATCAAGGACGCCGAGCGCCGAGCAAACGCAGCCGTGAATCGGGTTCTGGACAAGGCCAAGAAGCGCGGATTCGACCAGCGGGTGCATGGTGGCAAGCCTGCGTAAATCGTCGTTCCTGGCCTTCTTCCTTGAGTGGGCGGAGTTCAAACGCTGGGAAGTGCCGGACATCCACATTCGCGCCTGCCACTGGCTGGAGCACCGCGAAAACCTGGCCGTGCTGCGCTGCTTTCGCGGCTTCGGTAAGTCCACCATCCTGGCGGCCTACAACGCGTGGCGGTTTTGGGATGACCCGGCTTATCGAATCCTGCACCAGGGCGACCAGGACAAAACCGCCTATAAGACCAGCCGAGACACGAAAGCCGTACTCAAGCGGCACCCCTGGACGGCTGAATGGTTTTCTGCAGGCGCGCGCGGAGAGGCGTCGTTCTGGTGGTGCCCAGGCGCAGACGACGAGCGCAATCCGACCATGCAGGCCGCTGGCATCACCAGCAACATCACATCAAGCCGATGCGATGAGGCGCAGAACGACGACGTTGAAGTGCCCAAGAACATCACGAATCTGGAGGCGCGCGAGAAGATGCGCCAGCGCTTGGGAGAGCAGGTGCACATCATGGTTCCCGGCGCGCGGCTGCTGTTCGTCGGGACGCCTCACACGCACGATTCAATCTATGACGAGCAAGAAGCCATGGGCGCAGACTGTCTGACCATTCGCATGTTCGAGCAAGAGCACCGAATCGAGAACGCCGACAAGTGCACCTATACCGTGCCGTTCGTGCCTGAAATGGTGTTTTTCGGGATCGGCAAGCACACCCGCGTTTTGAAGGAGGGCGAGCACTACAAGCGCAACGGGCTCACGATCACGTTTCACAAGACGCCTAACGGGCTTGTCGATTTCTACGCAGGCAGCGCATGGCCGGAGCGGTTCACAGCCGAAGAAATGGTGACGCGCCGCCGTCGGACGCGAACCATCAACGAATGGGACAGCCAGTACCAGCTTCACAGCAAGCCGATCACGGACACCAGGCTGAACCCAGACCGCATGCTGGCCTATGACGTGGAGCCGGTCTTCCGCTCATCAAACAACGAATCGACCATGTGGCTCGGCAAGACGCGGATCGTGTCGGCCTCATGCCGGTGGGATCCGGCCGGCGCCAAGATTCACAGCGACGTGTCTGCCCTGTGCCTGATGCTGCAAGACGAAGCCGGGCGCATGTACTGGCACCGCGCCGTCGCGCTCACGGGCGAGATTGCCGAGCTCGACGACAGCGGCAAGATCATCGGCGGTCAGGTCTGGCAGATTTGCGATGAGATCGAGCGCCTGAGCATCCCGCGTGTGACCATCGAAACCAACGGCGTCGGCACCCATGCGCCCAACCTTCTACGCGGCGCGCTCAAGGCCCGCCGGCTGCGCGCTGGCGTGGCCGACAAGCACACGACAGGCGCGAAGAACCCGAAGATTCTGGGGGCGTTCGAGGGGCCCCTATCGGGCGGCTACCTGTGGGCGCATGTGTCGGTGCTCGATGCGGTCGAGGAACAAATGCGAAGCTGGAACCCGGCCGTGCAGCAGCAGCCTGACGACTTCCTCGATGCGGCAGCCGAAGCCATTCTCGACGAGCCGGTGCGCGTGGGCCGAAAGATGGATGGGA